CATCTTCTCTTCAGTTCTTTGCATAACTTCTGTAGCTGTCATGTTTTGACCCGCTACTGTCATTAACTGATCGACAAAGAAGTTTTCTCTAATTGCTTTTCTTCTTTGCTCTTCCATCTGTAATCCTAAAGGCTGGTTACTTCCGATGTTTAATGGTTCAATTCTCTCTCTTGTTCCAGCTCTATAATAGTTTAATCCTCCAGGAACAGTTCTTACGGGTAATATAAATCCATCATCTGGAACCATTAAAGGTGGATCAATTTGTTTTTGAGCTGCTTTAATAGAAACCTTAGACATTGTATTTAACATCTTAACGTCTGGTAAAGCATTCATCGCAGGAGATCTTCCATAAATCTCATTGGATGCTTTTAAATATCTTGGAACAACATAAGGAAAATCATTAAAGCCACTTTCGCTTAAAAGAAATCCTGTAGATTTATGAACATAACAACTTGTAAAAGGTTTATTAATATTGTTTTCATAAATACCACCCATCTCATTTGGCATTACCGCATGGAGAATAGGCACGTCTTCGTGCGGTTTGTCTTTAATTAAATCCTGTAATTCTTTTGGAAACTCAGTTTTAGGAAACATTGCTGGTAATACTTTTGCTTTTAAATTAAATTTTCTAACAACAGTATCAACAGTTCCTTTTTGGTTTTCAGCTATATATAATTCCGCAATATGAATAGTTCTAAATCTTAAATCATCCTCTTCATCATTTTGAATAAACATTCCCGCTGTACCAAACGCAATTAAGTCATGATATAATTCAAAAATTTCTTGTTGGAAGTTAGATCTTGAAAAAGCTTGCAACATTACTTTATTACAATTTTCTAACCATTCTCTCGAAGTGTCATCCTGGTCAATAACATCATCTCTAAATTTTAAAGAAAACCAAGATGAGGTTGTAGAAGTAAGCATGCCATGAAGAGATGCTGCTAATAATTCTAAAGCGTGAGTAGCTGTACCATCATAAATTTGATCGTGCCTCTTATCACCTCTAGTTCTTGTTTCTGTAATATCAGCTTTTCTTGGTAGCATATAATCTGCTACATCCTGCCAATGATTCTCCCATGTGTCTCTTTGATTTTTTAATGAATCAAATGTACTAATAACTTTTTTTGCCTTCGGTGTTAATTCCATAAATTATCCTAATAAAGTTCTTTTTTGTAATCTTAAATCTCCAGATCCTAAACCTTGTGGTCCAGTTGCAATCATTGAAGATCTACCTTTTCCTCTTGTACTTTCAGTTACATCAGTTGCAGTTGCTTGAGAAACCTCTGGTTTACTTGGCGCAACATAAGCTGGTGCAGGAGGCGGTTTTGGTTTACTTATTACGCTTCTTACTGGTCCACCCATATTATTCTCCTAATAAAGTTTTCTTTTGAATTTCTGCTTCAGACTCATCTCCTTGAGGTGAAGTTAAAATAGTTTGTTTTCTACCTGTTCTTCCTCTTCGTATTTTAGCTGCATCTTCTGCTGCTTTTTTTCTTCTATCTTCATCTTCATAAGAAGGTGAAGCTGGTAGAGCTTCTACTGGAGGTACAGGAGGCATTGCAGGAATTTTTGGTGTTAAAAAACTCATCTCATACTCCCATGTATTTTATAATTATTCATTGCTGTTGTTTCTCTTATTTTATTTTTTTCTTCATAATCATTAATAGAAATTGCTAAATACCTCATTGCATCGCAAGCATGACTACTCCAATCATGAACAGGTTTGTTATTAAACATTTTCATCTTCTCGTTATACTTTCGATGATAATGTCTTAAAGCATCTATTAATGGTTTTGTCTTATCCAGATTAAAATAACATCTGGGTAAAATCATTTTTAAACTATGGATGCCATCTTCCAAAGGAAGTTTAGGAAGTATCTTAAATCTTATTCCTAATTGGTAAGCCACCTCTCTTCTCGTTTTACCACTTGAAAATTCTTGAACCTCAATATCATGAGGCGCAAAATGTTTATCGTAAATATAATCTTTTTCTTTAAGAACTTGTATATAGTGCGGTAAACCTTCTCTTCTATTTTCGTAAAAATCTATAATCCTTATTGTATTACCAAGCTTTTGATAAAATACAATAGCTGTTGAATCTCCAACTCCAATATCAAAAACTGTTGAAACTAATAAAGTTGGATCATAAGCCATTAAAGTAATTTGCTTATTATCCTCAAGCTTCTTCATAATCTTGCCGTATATAGATCCCTCTATATTAGCAACCCAATCGCACTCAAATTCTTGGCGATACTTGGTATCTCCCATCTGCTTTTTAGCAGCGTCTAATTCTTCCTGGTCTATAATCTTCGTTTTAGATGCAGGAGCTGTATAAGCATACCATTTATCATCTGCTACTGCGTGCTGATATAATTCGTAAAATAAATTACTCATTCCAGCTGGTGTGCCTATAAAATAACAGAAACCCTTACGATCCGAAAGAGCTGGTCTAATTATCTCATTCCAGAGCTTAGGTTCTATTTGTGCAACCTCATCGATACAAACCCCATCTAATGCCAAACCCCTAAGAGAGTCTGGATTTTCTGAAGAGAGTAAAGTAATTCTTGCACCATTTGGTAAATCACATCTTAATTCAGTTTCGTTGAACCTTGTTGTTGGTATGGGTCCAGCAAACATCTTCAAGTAATCCCAGGCAATATTCTTAGCCTGCTTATATGTTGGTGCAATATAAGCATATCTTGGATTAACTAATTTGTTTTGTAATGCTGCTCTAATAAGATGGTTGATAAGCATTACAGTTTTACCAAATCTCCGATGACAAGCAAGAACTGCAAATCTGTAATTGTTTAAATCTTCGTGTAATTTATTCTGCAGCTCCCTTGGAGTATATGGTATCTCAACGTGCATTTAGATTATAATAGCTATAATAAGAATAACAGCTGCAGCGATCACAACTTTTTTATGATCCCTCCAGTAATGTTCAATCTCGTTAATTATTCCTAACATATTCATATCCCCCCCTTTTTTTAGTGGATTGTTGGTAAACCAAATAAATCATCTGTTGGATGATAATCTATCCCAGCTTTTTTCATAAGTTTAGATGCGAAAGCTTTAGAGTGTTCTTCACTTTTAAAACCATTAAAATGAACAACCATGCTATTTGACTCTGGTTGAACAAATACTAAAGCGGTAATTAATTCTTGAGCTGCGCGTGTGTCTGTGTGAGTGTCTAATTCGGGAGTAATAAGAATATTGCGCCCAGCGCCAGCTTTTGGGGTGATACCCCTTTGCGTAATTCCCTTTTCACTTTTCAATTTATCGCGTTTTTTAATAGTCATTGGTTTCTTAAACCGCTGTGAAGTCATGTATTTAAATAATTTTTTAATCATTGGGTTAGTCATTGGGTTGCAATTAGTAATCATTAGCGAACAAATAGCGAACATCTCAGAAATCATACGCGCGCGCGGATATTTGTATTCGCATGTAATGTACCTAAGAATCCAAGGCTAACCAGGTGAAGTGATAAGGTTATTTCTTTTTATGTTTTCGAATTAAACCCGCTCGCTCCAGGTATTGCTTTAACATCCACACTTGATATGTGATCCACAACTTCTTTAGCTTGTAATAAATTGTTTTTATCATGTGGTTTCCCCCAGCTGATACTCATGGTTAAGTCTTGCTTAATCTCTGATTTAGTTTTATCCGCAAAGACGTTGCTTGCTAACTTGCTCGCGATCCATCTTATATGTTGCCACTTTTCTTTAATGAAGTGCATCTCTTGATTGCTCTTTGGAATTTCCATATCTTCAGCAATCTTATCGAGCAAGGTATATACACCTGTCTCTCTAGCATTCCTAATCTTTTTTTGTAATTTTTCATCCTCTCTTTGAGCCTTATAAACTGTTGAAAGGCTAGGCATTGTACTATCTCGACAGATCTTACTTAAAGGCTCTCCGAGTTCTAAACGCCTGATGATTTCGTCTTGTTTAATATCCATTTTTTAATTTCTTCATCCGTTTTATTTTTAAACGGCAATAAATTCTTATAAGCTTTAATTTTTCCTTCTAATGTTGTAGCGCCATTCGCCATCCCTCCATGGAATCGGCATCTGTAGAATCCACTTTTTTTTAAATATCCTTTTGCTCTGCAGCGTAAACCGCTATGCCTGGCGATAGAATCGCATTGTATTTTTTTTAGTGGTTTGCCAGCCATGAAGGAACTGCGGGTAGGTAATAGATGACATACGTTTCCTCCATTATAAACACCTGTTTAATTAATTTTATCAATCTTGTCGAGTAGTTTATTTAATTTAGCTTGTTGCTCCATGTGTATTAAAGCTGTCATATATCTTTTTTTAGCAGTTGTTCGATGTACTCCAAACTTACGACCCAAAGCTACCCAGGAAAATCTCATGGCTCTTCCCCAAATAAGCCTTCTTTGTTCTAAATCAATCAGTAATAGCAAATCAATAGCAAGCTCCCAGCATGTCATTTGTTTGGGATTTGCTCTAAGCTTTAAAGGTTTTTTTTCATAATAACCTACATCCTTAACATCATAAGCCATATCAAGAAGATCCCACATCGCAGGTGTTCCTGGTGCTTTAGGTTTACTCATTAACCTTTCACACATTCCAGCATGCTCAAATATATCTATTAATTTAACTAGCCTTAGCTGCATCTAACATCTTATTTCCTGCAGCGGCATCAATCTTTTTTCGAGGCTTAATCACCTCTATTAAATTTTTAAATTTATGTTTCCTAATCCTTTTACCATCTTTCCCTGAAAATTCCATAAAATGACCCTCTTCACCAATATTCTTGTATGTTTCCCCTTTATAGACA